CATGTGTTCTTCTCCTTTAAATCAGACTTAATTTTCCATTCAACAAATGTGATTGTTTGGTCTGTGCTATTCGCCCATCGGTCAAAATCGTGCAATTTGCAACTGATATCCACTAAAAACCCATCAGTAGACCAATATCTCCACCTGTAGAGCCTGTTGCGGTAAATGGACTGTGGCCCGTATTTAAAACAATCTCGGTCAACTTTATGACCTCGTAATTTGAGCATCGTTTTGAACTCGCTCGGACTCATACCTAAATGCGCCCTAGTCGGCTTACTCATGTGTTCTCCTCAGCGCCATCATCAGATTCTTTACACCAATTATCAAACTCTTCTGTTCTGCTTAGTAATTCCCGTCTGGTCTTATCAGCAACCATCTGTGCAAACACCACTAGATGTTTAGTGTTAACGTGCCAGACCGTACCATCAGGATTTTGGTCAATTGCATCACGCATCATTTGCTTTACCTCATCCTCATTCATTAAAAGTCACCTCTGTTTAGCGGTTCAGCCTGTCCATGACGCGGATCGTCTAGCACCTCATCTAAGCCCTGATTCTGCTCTTGCTCTCTGTTATGGTACAGAGCTTCCTCATACTCCCTGACGATTGCAGTGTAGGAGTCCAGCAGGCTGCGTTTAGTTTCGTTATCTGCTCTGGAAAAGCTGATGACCAACCTAGCAGCTCCAACTTGAAACGCTGTAATTTCGATAAAGTCCATTTTATGCTCCTAGCAAGATGATTGTGAGAGGTACGAGGTGAAGGCAATCGCCATCACCACAATTAAAATTACCAACAAAGGTGTCGGCTCAAAAGGTCTCCGATTTTGGCGTGGGAAGAACTCGTCGTATTTACTCATTTTGCATCTCCAGATTTGTCATCTCTCGGTCACAGCGACCTCGATAAATAATATATTAAACCTTCCATAATATATGTCAAGTTTTTTATCGTACTGAAATTTCGCACATCGAGCGTACCGCTGTACCCCCTCTAAAGAGGGGGGTACGGTACGGTACACTATTCTCGTCTTTGTACCAAAACGTACCGGTACGCTCCGGTACAGTACGGTACAGCGGTACACTATCTTGAGTTCTTGTTTAACATCAGTATGTTAGACCATACCAAATCATTGACCAGCCAGCCATTATCATGGTCAACGATGGTTTCGCCCATCCTAAGTGACCCAATTAGCTGATCCGAGCTTCCCGGCCTCAATTTTCTCGAAATTAGCGTTTCCGACACCCCATCAGCCTGCAATTTTTCGACCAAACCAGACCTACTTAGGTACGGTTTGCCATCCCTAACTTCCGCATTTGCACTCCACCATGCGTTCTCAAAAACCTTCATATTGACCGATAATTTTGAGTCCTTTTTGACCTCTTGTGGGGCATCAATTTGATTTACAACTGCCGCCATCGAAGGTTCTCCATCCTCATTTTCCCACCCCGGAACGGCAAATCTTTCAAGCTCTACCCAGACCGAATCCGTCAATTCAGAGTCTTTACTCTTGCGCTGGACGATCTCGATTGGGCCACCGCGATGCTTGCTAGGGACAATACTGATCTCAATATCGAGCGCCCCACGCCATGCTGACGATCCTCGCGCCCGGTGCTGAGTCTCTTCAGAGACACCAGTGTGATGCACCAGCAGCACCGTACATTTATATTTAGACATCAGAATAGAGCAGGCATCCAGCATACCTTTGGTGTCAACGCTAGAGTTCTCGTCCCCGAGCAAGAACCGGTGCAGGGTATCTACAACGATAATAGTAGGCTTCTGATTAAGGCTGTTGATGTTATCGACCACACGTTGTAGACCTTCTTTTGTATTCAGATCGCAGCCATCACGGGAGATGTGCATTCTGAGACGCGGCACATGATGGTAATGCTTCCAGCCAGCTACTCTGGACTTTATGCCCTTATGACCCTCGCCCGCCAGATACACAACATTACCACCGGGCTTTATCTTGTGCTGCTCACCGCACCAATCAGGAATATCTGCCGCCATCCTGAGAATCCAATCTAGGACTACGAAGGTTTTGCCACCCGCTGACGGGCCATGCACCATGATGAGCGCCTCTGACTGAATCCACTTCTTGACCAGCCAAGTAATAGGCTCTGGCTTGGAACAGAACTCGTCTGCCTGCACGAGCCAATCTAGCTTTGGCGGTACAAGCAGGATTGACAGGTCATGCCCAGCCGCCACATAATCATTTGCATCCCCCCTCTCTGGAGGGGTTACTGTGCGCGTCTTATAGAGTGCTGACGCTTGGTCTGCATGGGACTGGCCCACGCCGGATTCATCATTATCGGCAACGATAACAATGTCCTGATTTGTTCCGTGACGGTTACGCATGATTCCAGCAATTTTGACCAGATTAGATGCGGAGTACGCTGCTACGCATGGTCGGTCGGTTTGCTCATGAATTGTTGCCGCTGTAGCAAACCCCTCTGCTATATACAGAGTTCCCGGCTCATCGAATGCGCCTACCATCCAGAACTTCCCGCCGGTCGCCCCTCCGGTGTGATACTTCTTGTCTCCATCGGAATCTATATACTGTAATGAACATAAGATAGAGTTCTCATCATACAGAGGCAGAACGAGCCGACCGTCACCCGTAACACGAGCGCCATGAGCGTCGATGCCCTTGCGCTTTAGGTACGGATGGTCGGTGGTCGCATGAGTGCATCCCGACCAGATCGTATCGACCACGTTGGCGGCGACCTCTTGCTTCTTCTCTGTCTCAGCATCCCGCAGTGATCGAGCCTCTACCAATCTATTGGTGTGAGACATCTCCTCGAATGGAGATAGAGTCCTTCCAATGTCTGCCCGGAATGACATCTCCACCCCAGACCGCCAGTCGCCGAACCTGCCTGCTGGGATGCCGTCACCAAAGCACACATACCAGCCCGACTTATCACCGTGTCCACTACCGCCCTTTGTACCGGACGCGAACCGATGCAGCCTGCCGTCTAATCTAATGTCTGGCGGAGGTTCTAAACCTGCGGACCGCATAGCATTTGATAGCTGGACATCGGGCGGGTCAATTTGTTTTGGACTAGATGGCGACCAATCACCCAGAATTTTGGTTAGATCAGCCATGAGCGACTCTCAAAGTAGTCGCTAAGTAGCTTGATGGTCGCATACGATGGATTAGATTCCATCTTAGAAAATCTATAAAGAGTGCTGGGGTGTATGCCAGCGTCCTTAGCGACACGTCTTAAATTTGAGTTAGTTAGTCGGACTTTAATATCTTCGGCGGTTAACATTGTGTGCATCCTCGTAATTTATTTATCGGTAACGCTTGCAATATAATTCATTCTGGAATATTATGCAAATACACATCGACCGGAATTTTTCCAAAATGATGTGATCAAACTTAGGAGATTAAAATGTCAATTCAATTAAAAGGTACGGGCAGTATATCCGCCGCCGGAGTAAAGATGTTGGTTTACGGTCAAGCTGGTGCAGGCAAGACGACTTTAATTAAGACCTTGCCACATCCTGTTATTTTAAGTGCAGAGGGAGGATTGCTGTCATTGCAAGATGCAGACCTGCCCTACATTGAAATCCGCAACGTGAACGACTTGGAAGAGGCTTATAAATGGGTTGTATCTGATGCTGCAAACGGATTTGAGTCTGTTGCACTGGACTCTATCAGTGAGATAGCTGAAGTGATCCTGTCATCAGAAAAGAAAAACAATAAAGACCCGCGTGCTGCATATGGTGCAATGCAAGACAAGATGAGCGAGATCATTCGTGCGTTTAGGGATATCACCAATAAGCACGTCTACTTCACAGCAAAATGTGAGAAGGCTCAAGATGAAACCGGAAAGATTCTGTACTCACCCAGTATGCCGGGTAACAAAACTGGTCAAGCACTTCCCTACTTTTTTGACCTTGTAATGGCACTTAGGGTTGAGAAGGGTGAGGACGGAATTAGTCAGAGGGCGTTGCTGTGTGATTCTGACGGTTCTTGGTTGGCAAAAGATCGCTCATCAAAACTATCTGCGTGGGAAGCGCCCGATCTTGGTGCAATTATCTCTAAGATTGGTGGCTCAAAATGAGTGCCGACATCGAGTATCTAGTCCGTTTGTGGGAGTCTAGCAAGTTAGCAGAAGCAGATGCTATGCAAAAGCGTAGGCGTTTTGAGGATTTGATTGTAGAAGCCCTTGAGATTCCAGAGTCTTTAGACGGAACAGAGAACTTTGATGTTGGTAACTACAAGCTCAAGATCGTAGGTCGTCTTAATCGTAAGGTAAATTCTGAGAAGTTAGTCGAATTGGCAGAAGAGAATGGCCTTACCGACCACCTTCAAAGCCTTTTTAGATGGAAGCCTGAGATTAATGTAACTGCATGGAAGTCAGCATCAGAAGTAATCACTCGTCCACTTTTGGGCGCAGTGACAACCGAGCCGGGTCGCCCCAGCTTTTCAATTCAAATTAAGGAGTAATAAAAATGGCCTCATTAGGTGAAACATTTGATCTAAGCAAGATGTCCCAACCATCGAACTCTTTTGATCCTCTTCCAGTGGGTTGGTACGATGCAACAATAACCGGGTCTGAGGTAAAGGCCACGAAGTCTGGCACTGGTCAATACATTGCAGTTCGTTTTGATATCACCGGCCCAACGCATCAGGGTCGTATTGTGTTCACGAATATCAATATTCGTAATGCAAATCCAACCGCTGAAAAGATAGGGCGTGAGCAATTTGCAGCAATTATGCTTGCTGGCGGCATTAGCTCGGCAACTGACTCAGATCAATTAATAGGAGCAAGTATGAAAATTGATCTAGGGATAGAGCGCAGCGAGGAGTACGGAGATAAGAATAAAATCAAATCTTACAAGGCTTTAGGTGGTGCGATGCCTTCAGCATTAAAGACTTCTGCACCAAAATCAACTAATGGCCCAAGTTGGGCGGCTAAGTAATAGGAGTCCCCTCCCGAAAGGGGGGGGTAATTATATGAAAATTCCAGAACCGATTAATTCATTATCTGCCTTGATTGACAAGGCTCACGAGGATCGTCAAGAGCCTCCACGTCCTCACTTGGGCGCGTCAACACTTGGACATCCATGCGACAGGTGGCTGTGGCTGTCATTCCGGTGGGCGGTAGTTGAGAAGTTTCAGGGTAGAGTTTTGCGCCTTTTCAGGAGAGGACAGAATGAGGAGGCTCAAATAGTGAGCGACCTCCGGTCTATTGGTATCAATATAGTGTCTACTGGTGGCGCACAGAGCCGCGTAGACTTTGGCTGCCATGTATCAGGAAGTCTGGACGGTGTGATTACACATGGAGTGCCGGAAGCACCGGCAAAGAAGCATATAGCTGAGTTCAAGACGCACTCTAAGAAGTCCTTTGATGATTTGGTGAAGTCTGGTGTCAAGGCCAGTAAGCCCATGCACTATATCCAGATGCAGGCATATATGATGGGTAAGAAGATTGACCGGGCGCTGTATGTTGGCGTGTGCAAGGACGATGATCGCATCTATACAGAGCGAGTGCGTCTTGATAATGCTGTGGCTGAGAAGGCTGTGAGTCGCGGAAAAAGAATTACGATGCTGGATAGGATGCCGGAGCCTTGCGCCGGAGCTGCACCCGACTGGTATCAGTGCAAGTTCTGCCCGGCTCACTCATTCTGCCACGATACCAAGCTCACCAAAGAGGTCAACTGTCGTACCTGCGCCCACTCTACTGCTACGCCAGACTCTAAATGGACGTGCGCCAGATACGACAATCTTGAGCTGGAGGT